GAGCTTCAAGGTTATGAAATGTTTAAAGGTTCTGTTGTTTCACATGGCGATGATCCTTCTTTATTTAATCGGTTTGATATTGTATGCAGTGGTCATTTTCATCATCGTTCAACTGATGGTCATATATGGTATCTTGGAAGTCATGCGGAGTTTACTTGGTCTGATTGGAATGACCCAAAAGGTTTCCATATCTTCGACACAGAAACTAGAGAATTAAAATTTATTAGAAATCCATATACCATGTTTGAAAAGATTTGGTACAACGATACTGATTCTGATTTTCTAAATGCAGATGTTGATTATAGTAAGTATAAAGGCAAGATAGTAAAGGTTATCGTTCAGAACAAAACTAATCTTTATTGGTTTGATAAGTTTATTGAAAACCTAGAATCTGAAAATCTTCTTGATTTGCAAATCGTTGAAGATCATTTAAACTTAAACCTTGAAGATGATAACGATATTGTAAATGAAGCTGAGTCAACTATTAATATCTTTAAAAAATATATTGAAGGTATTGATACTAAAACTGTAAACAAAGAAAAACTAGAAAAGAAAATCATTGATCTTTATAATGAGGCATTGGCAGTTGAATGAAAATCATACATATTAACAGAAACATCATTCAACAAAATGCTAAACATAATAGAGAAGAGCCTGTTGTGCGTGTTGAAGAAAATGGTGTCGTTAAATATTGCATGGAAGTTGATATAAAAGGACCATCGCGTATGGTCTATCGTCCAAATAAACCTAGAACATGTGGCGCAAAACTATGGATCGAAACTGATGCAGAAGTTGAATTAATAGGTGAAAAGCTTTGATACTTTTTAAAAAAATTAGATATAAAAATTTATTATCTACGGGAAATCTTTTTACTGAGATTGATTTGAACACTCATAACACTTCATTGATTGTTGGTGAGAACGGTGCTGGCAAATCAACCATCCTTGACGCTTTGTCTTTTGTAATCTTCGGTAAAGCATTCCGTAAGATTAATAAGGCGCAGCTGATCAATACCATAACTCAAAAGAACCTTGTGGTTGAAGTTGAGTTTTCTATTGGTACAAATAACTATAAGATCATTCGTGGAACAAAGCCGAATATATTTGAGGTGTATCAAAATGATATTATCCTCAATCAATCTGCAGAAATGAAAGACTATCAAGAAATTCTTGAGAAGCAGATTATGAAAGTTAATCATAAATCTTTCTGTCAGGTTGTAGTTCTTGGGTCAGCTACCTTCCAATCTTTCATGCAGTTGAACACAGCGCAACGTCGCGAGATTATTGAAGACCTTCTTGATCTTCAAATCTTTACAACGATGAATTCTCTTTTGAAAGATAAAGTTCTTATCAATAGTGATTCACTTAACACTTGTTCTAATAATAAGAAAATTGCAGAAGAAAAGATTAAACTTATTCGTGAACATATGCAAGAGATGCAAAATAATAATGATGCTATTATTGCAGAAAAGAAAGAGCGCATTGAAGAAACTAAATCACAGTTAGAAATTTTAACGGCTCAACAAAATAACATTAATGAGGAAGCTAAAGAATTAGCAAGCCAAACTACTAATCTTGAAACGCTTGAAAATAAAATGTCTAAGCTTCAATCTTTGAAGCATAAAATTGAAGCTAATCTTGCTATCGTAAATAAAGAAGTCGCTTTCTTTAATAGTCATGACAACTGCCCTACTTGTAAACAGGAAATTGATCATGATTTTAAATGTGAAGCTATTGATACAAGAAACACTAACATTACTGAAATTCAAGATGGCCTTGATAAACTATCAGCTGAATATGACAAAGTAAACTCTGAAATAAAAAATATGAATCTTATTAATAATCAGGTTCGTCAAAAAGTAATAAACTATCACGTTATTGATACTAAAATTAATTCATTGAATACCTATGTTAAACAACTTAACAATGAAATTAATTCAATTCAAAAAACTGTAGAAGAACAGGATAATACAAAGATTGGAGATCTTGAAAAAGAATTCTCTGATATCGAGAAAACACATAGTGAGCTTTCTGAAGAAAGGCAGCTTCTTAATGCAGCTGGTGTTTTACTAAAAGATGGCGGTATTAAATCTAAGATCATTAAACAGTATATCCCTGTTATCAATAAACTGATTAACAAATATCTTTCCGCCATGGAGTTTATGTGTCAGTTTGAACTAGATGAAAACTTCAACGAAACTATTAAGTCTCGTTATAGGGATGTGTTTAGTTACGAGAGTTTCTCTGAAGGCGAAAAAATGCGTATCGATCTTGCTATCCTGTTTACATGGAGAGCGGTTTCGAAACTTCGTAACTCTATCAACACCAACCTTCTTATCATGGATGAGGTATTCGATAGCTCATTGGATTCGAATGGTACAGAAGAATTTTTAAAGATATTAAATAGCTTGACTTTTGACACAAATACGTTTATAATAAGTCATAAGACTGATCAACTTTTCGATAAATTCGAACGAGTGATTAAGTTTGAAAAGCATAAGAATTTTTCAAGGATAGCTTAATGTTTGAAACTGTTGTAATTGACGATATCGTGGATACTGTAAAACAAAAACATATCCACGATATGTTAATGACTGCTGACTGGAAATTCCTTATGGATGTTAGTGGTGTGCAAAATACATATCCATCGCATGGTTTTGCTCATGTTTTAAAATATCCAAATGGATTACTTTCTCCTTTGTATGAGGAAATCAGCCCTCATATTTTAGATTCTATTTCTAGTGGCAATTATAAAATTAAAGAGAACTATTATAACCGTTCTTTCCTTCAGCTGCCATTAGCAGCAAAATATATGAAAGAACACAATGGCATTCATGTGGATCTTCCAAAAGAAATTCCACATGTAGCTTGTGTTTATTATGTAAATAATTCAGACGGTGATACCATTATTTACGAGCAAACTATTAACGATACTCCAGGCGGCTCGAATAATGTTCAACTCATTGAACATAAAAGAGTTGAACCAAAGCGTGGTCGTATAGTTATGTTTGATGGATCTAGGTATCACTGTAGCAGTCAACCAACGATTAACTATCGTTGTATCATTAACTTCGATTTAATTATGGAACAATAATATGGAATTAGTACCAGCCAACGATCCAATCTTAACTAAAGTTTGCGAAACTTTTGATTTTCTTAATCCTCCATTTGACCCTGTTGAATTTTCTCAAGAACTTATTAAGTTTATGTATAGTAAAAATGGAGTTGGTTTAGCAGCGAATCAGGTTGGTGTTCCATATCGTATCTTTGCTATGAGAGCAGCCCCTGAAAATTTTGTTTGTTTTAATCCTAAGATTATTATGCCAGGAACTGATGAGATTGTTCTTGAAGAAGGATGCTTGACTTTTCCCAAATTATTAGTTAAGATAAAGCGACCTCAACATATTCGTGTTCGATTTAATACACCGAACGGAGATACATTGACAAAACAGTTTACAGGATTATCTGCTCGTATCTTTCAACATGAACTAGATCATCTTGACGGAATTGTATTTTATAATAAAGCAAATCGGTTTCATCGCGAACAAGCATTGAAGAATTGGAAAAAATGAATATCTTCTATATTGATCATGACCCTATGCAAGCTGCCGAGTGGATGGTTGATAAACACGTAGTTAAAATGATTCTCGAATCAGCTCAACTACTTTCTACCGCCCATCGCGTTTTAGATGGCAGACAAATCGAAGGCCAATCAAAAACTGGCAGAAAAGCTAAACGGTGGATTCTCGATGATGGTCGCGAAGATGTTTTATATTCTGCGACGCATATCAATCATCCATCTGCCGTTTGGTGTCGCGAATCAATAGAGAATTATAACTGGCTGGTAGATCACTTCTTTGCTCTCATGAACGAATACACTTATCGTTATGAGAAGCAGCATAAGTGCTATGGTGAAATTTCATACATGCTTCAATCACCTCCGAAGAATTTAGAAAAATTCGATTGGACAACTATGCCTTCCTGTATGACAGATGAATATATTATATCAAATGATCCAATAATCAATTACCGTAATTATTACAAAATCGGTAAAGCAAATTTACACAATTGGAAAAAACGTAAACCACCAGAATGGATTTAAAATGGACGATATTAAAATTAAACAAAGTATGAAAGAGCTTATGATACCCATTGATCAGCAGATTATGATGACTGATGATCCAGGTGAAGTTATGATGTTGGCTTGTGCAATGCTATCAACTGTAAAGCAAATATTTGATTTGCAACTTGGCGTTGATGGAAGAAATAAAATGTTTAGGAGTATTATGGATGAGTAATTGGTTTGAAGATGTAAAGGACTTTCACCGCGCATTTGGTCAGCGTATTGGAGATAAGCCAGAATTGGCGCAAGATTTTACTGAGAGAAATCTTAGATGCAGTTTAATGGATGAAGAATTTAATGAATATATTGAAGCTGAAAATAAACACGATCTTATAAAAGTGGCTGATGCTCTAGCTGACATTATCTACATTGCTCTTGGCACAGCTGTATCATATGGCATTCCTCTTGATAAAGTATTCGAAGAAGTTCACCGTAGCAATATGGCGAAGCTCGTTGATGGTAAGGTTCTTCGTCGAGAAGATGGCAAGATTCAAAAGCCAAAGGGTTGGACTCCACCTGATATTGAATATGTGATAAAAAAGACACATGAAGAAAACACTTTACTTAATCAACAAATTGGTTTATAATAATGCATATATACGATTATAGATATTATTATAACGGAGAGAAAAATGGTTAGAACACTTGTTGTAAAAAAGCGCGATGTAGAACATGTCCTTGGTACATTCATCACCTGTGCAGATTATGCCGATGAAATCATTCAAGAAGATTGTGATTTGTATGCAGAATCGCTTGATGGAACTATCTCAGAAGAGAATATTATTTTCAAGTATCGCAAGAATGTTTTCAGTCAGGAAGAAATGGATGCGGCCTATACTGGTTTGAGAGATGCTGCGACTGAATCACAGAACCGTGGACTTGCCGCTGGTCCTCGTGGTGAACAACTTGGGGCTGAAGGTCGTGGTAATCGCGATTGGGTTAGCCCAGAACAAATTGAAATCCTTGCCTTTCTTGGTAGGCCATTAAATTCTTTTGATGATGGTACTACAATCGAAACGATTAAGGAAAGTCATAAGAAAGGTTCTAAGGAAGAAACTCGCGGTCAGGTATGGCTTCGTTCTGCAGTATTGCAGAAGTATGAAGAATACCATGGATGGTTTGATAAGTGGCTTGCTGGTATTCATAACCTTTCGCGTGAAGAACAGATGGCTGAAGCAAAGCATATTGTTGAAAATTATATTTCAGAAACAAATTATGCACAGTCAGTAATGTCTGGTATTGCTGGATACTTCGATCGTTATCCACGTATTCCATATGGTCGTGCAACTTCATATACTGAAAAGAATTATGATAAGTTTGCGCTTGTTTTTCCATATCTTCGCAAACTTAATCAACAATTTAAAGAACTACTTCCTGTACGTTGGGGTGCACAAAACGAATGTGCTCAAAAACTCGATCCTCGTTTTCGTATTGATGAAACTGTCTTTACGACATTGACAGTTAATCATAACTGGCGTACAGCTTGTCATAGAGATGCTGGAGACTTACATGAAGGATTCTCGAATATTTGCGGCATTACTGGCCCTGAAGGTAAAGGTTGGAAGGGCGCTGAGTTCATTCTTCCAGAATTTGGTATCGCTATTAATCTCCAGCCTGGAGATATGTTGCTCGTCAATAATCATGGTGGTATTCACGGTAATGATGCACTTATTGGAGATGATAATGATCGCCTTACCTTGGTATCTTATTTCCGCGAAAAGATGCTTGATCTCAAAGCTTGGGATTACGAAAACCTCCGCAAGCAATATGTCGATGAAAGACGAATGAATAAAGATCATCCACTTCATCGCCATCTTTGGAATGGTGTTTCTGCAAATATGTGGGATGAACAAGAATGGTATGACTATATGAAGAAGCATAATATTGCTGACCCATATGGCAAAGAAGCAGCAGCGAGCTTGGATTCATTCTTCTAATGTGTGGTGTGCTAGGTATAGCGATTAAAAATTTTACAAAGAAAGACCACGATTTAGTTCGTGGTCTTTTCATTCAATCTATGATCCGTGGTAAACATGCTAGTGGTGTTTCATATGTCAAAAACGGAATTGTAAATACAGTTAAAGAATCAATACCTGCAGAAGAGTTTATATTAAAACAAAATTTAGATAATTGGAGAAATGAAGATGGAAACCTTTATTGTATTGGTCATATTAGGTATTCTACTTCTGACTTGCGTTTTAATCAGCCCTTTGGAACTGATTTACTGGGCATTGTTCACAACGGAGTTATATCCCAAGAACCACCAGAAACTTGGGAAGAGAAATATGGATACAAAACAGAAACTGCAAATGACTCAGAATTGATTTTGAAATGCTGGGAACAACATCAAAATCCTTTGAGCGTTTTTCCTGAAGCAAGCATGGCAGTTTGCGGTATCAGTTACAATAAAAAATTAACTGCATTTAGAAATGCGGAAAGACCTTTGTATTATTACACTGATGAAAGGTCTAGTGTGTTTGCTTCAACTAAAGATATTTTAAATCGTTCTGGTTTATCATCTGTAACTAAAACAAAAATGTATGAAGTTATTACAGTTGAAGATTTTAATCTGACACGGCTTCCTATGAATGACATTAATGTAGAGGACTTGCAATGAATTACGATCCAAAAGATTATACATGGGGCTACGAAATTGAGTGGGGTGATATTGACAGGCGTACAATTATCCCTTCGCATTTAGGTAAGTGGGAATTTGCTGAAACAGATATTGTTAATTTGAATGGCGAGTTTCGTGGCCTTGCATGCGATCCATTAGGTGAATCACCTCCAGTTGGTGGTGAAATTAATACAAAGCCAACTGCAACTTGGCAAGATCAAGTTGAACGTATTATGGAAATTAAAAAGCTCTTTACTGATTTAAAACAATCACCAACAGCTTCTTGTGTCAATCATGGTCATCTTCATGTCTATGTTCCTGGATTGAAAGATGATATTCCTGCATTGAAGAAGTTAGTTAAGTATATTCGAGACAATCAACACATTACAATTGATAGATTATATCAGTACCGTCTTGATCCTCTTATGTCCAGTGCTAAAACTGCCAAGACATATTTGAAGTGGGATGGTGGTCGTCCAATGCCCGACTATATGTGTAACAACATTATTAGTCTTACACAGGACTTCGAGCATTTTATTAAACTTCATGCGGCTGGTAAAGATGGTGTATCAATGGGTCGGCCATTCCGATATGCAATCAATACATATTGCATGAAACATACTGGAACAATTGAGTTCCGTTGTTTGCGTTCTTCAACAGAGCGTAGGGAAATTGAAGACTCATTTAGGTTTGCGGAAAAGTTTATTGAAGCTGCATTAAATGATGGTCCACCAGTAGAAGATATTCTTAGCGAATATGATTATCAGTTTCCTAAATTTAATTACGACCATGAAATGTATCTCGGCTGGGAGAAAACAAAATATGATAAGTCAAGAGGCAATAAGCAACGTGAGTTCCTTTCAGTTGAGGCCAACGACTAAAACTGAATTCATTGCTTCTCTTACTGATTTAAAAGAAGATAAGTTTGCCAAAACATTCGTTGCTAAATGCAACATGATGGATGATTGGGATAAATGTAGGGGTGTGTGGATCGACGGTAGACTTGCAGGAGCTATCGTCGTTACCATTTCAAAACGTAAACCAATCACTGCTAATCTTCAACTTCTCCATACTTTCCATGAGTTCAGAGGTAAGGGTGTTGCTCGTAAATTGTGCGAGTGGGCAAAGGATCATGCTATTGAAATGGATGCAGAATACTTTCGTGTTTCTGCGGAGTTTGATGCGGTTCCATTTTATGAGAAGTGTGGATTTAAATTCGTTTGCAAACAAAAAACAGCCAAGCTCGCCATGTTTAAACTTTCTGACCCAGATATTATTGATGAATACATTTGGAAAACGATGAAGAAAAAAGGTAAAGGCGGATGCGTAGAGTGTTACGTTGATTATAAAGGTGTTGACTTTTTTCAAGAAGTATAGTATAATATCTATATAACTTAGGAGATTGTTATGGATTACGATGCAATCGTTTACGGCTGGCGTAATATTGAAAATAAAATGATGTATGTGGGGTTCCATAAAACCCAAGAAGAATTTGATGGATATGTCACTTCTTCCGAAAGCGAAGAACTTAGACATGCATGGTCACATGGTCTTTTAAATCGTACAATTCTTTATCGTGGAACTGTTTCCGAGTCTATCACTTTTGAGAATTTTATTCTTAAGAGTGTTGATGCTCGCGTCAATCCTATGTTTTATAACCGCTCGAATGGTGGCGGCGTAGGCTGTCAATCTTTTGATATCATAACAAAAGATATGAAGAAGATTGCAGAAAAGTGGTTAGGTGGTAATGACAATATCAATAAATTAAAGCGTGAATTTCTCGCTAATAAAAAATTGGTTAAGTCGATTAAGAAAAAG